CTTGGGTATCCTGAGGTCGCTCGTAGCTTGACCTCCAACCCTCTTCTATACGAGAGCACTGAGTTTTTAGAAGAAGTGCACAACCGTCTGTCAGACGGTTCCTCTATACCTACCATCCATGATGCTGAAAAGGTGAGAGATTACTCCAAGAAACTCATGAGGGGTATGCAGAACATAGGAGCCAAACATGCTGATTATGGTACCTATCGATTGTTGTTGACGAAGATGGACAAGCTCTCCCACATAACGGAAAAGCTTTACACCACCGCCACTTCCCGTGTCCCCCCAACCACGACTTGCTTATATGGAAGAGCTGGAATAGGGAAATCCTACATTCTAGATCACATGACCCAAAGTGCCGTTATCGATGCACTGCCGTACGCCGAACTTACTAAGTACGCCACCCTCGATCCGACACAGCGACCTGGAGTCTTTTATCTGAATTGTAACGCGAAGCACTTTGATGGGTTGTGTTGCACCGACAACGTTTTGGTCATAGAGGAGTTTCTAGCAATCAAGGACACTGGTACTGACCCTGGTGCCGCCGTCACGGCCTTCACACAGATAGTCAATGAGGCTCATTTTGAGCCCCCCATGGCGGCTGTAGAGGAGAAGGGTAAGACCCCGTTCCACATGAAGTATGTCCTTATGACGACCAACGTGGCCAGATGGGGGCCCGATGTTCTTAAATCCATAGCCTGCCCCGACGCCATACACCGACGCATCCATTTTGGATACGAGGTGACCTTGGGTCTTGAGTATTGTGACGAAGAAGGCAGGATAGACCCCCTTCTGCTAAACCAGGAGTTTTATGGTGATTCCGTTTATCCTCAGCGCATGGTCCCTATGAATTTTAAGACTGGACTCCCCATTGGAGACCCGGTCACCGTTGAACAAGCTATAGAGATCATGAAACAGCACCGCAGGGATCACCAAGCCATCTACGATAGGAAGCACGCCAGGCTTCACGCCGAGCGCAACAGACTCATTGAGGAGCGTCTGGCAGAGGGACCACCGGTTGTGATTCCCCAGATGGATGATGATGACGATGACGACTACACCGATCCAGATGGTGGCAGTGTAGCCCCCCAAGGGTACTATGACTTTTATGATAGGTGGGATGCACGCGTACTCACCAAGGTCAATCATTTGACTAAAGGCTACGATTGGGACCTCTCCGATGTCTGGAAGGCCGTAAAGTCATCGGCGCCCGTGGCACTTGCCATCGCAGCCGTCACCGGTGTTGTGTCGATTGCATGGGCCGTTTTGCGTGGA